TGGACATATACAGTATCACCAGACGTACCCAACAGTGTCTTTACGACAGTGAAATAATTAGAACCGAAGTCCTTATCATATCCTAAATCGTCGTCGAGAACTGTATTAAACGCATAGTCGTTCGCAAAAGCGAAATTAAAAAGATTACGCGAGTAAAAGGGTATTTCAAACTCTATGCCACCATTGGTGGCTTGATGGAAGGTAAGCGAGCCTGAAAGCTTAGCCCTCTGATTGCCAGTGAAATCAAGATGATTACCAGGCTCTAGTTTAGTGAGAGTCAGATCGAGTGGTTGTAAAGTTCCCGAACTAACATCCATTGACGCTCTCGTATAACCGACCTCTTGACCGGACGAAGTGAAGCACAGACGATGTCTGTACCCACCGCGCACACCCATAAAGGCTGGTTTAAGATACGAAAACAGATTATCTCTCTTAAAAGCATAGTTAGGTGAAGGTTCACCAACTGGCAATATATTAACGGGGTACATAGTGGCTCCAGCTCGAAATTGAGCGAGCTTAGTACCGCCAAAAGTAACTGAAGCAGAGTCTGTAGTGACATACCGCTTGAGTAATGATCTAAATGACGCAATCCTCTCACCATAATGGTCGAGAAAAATTTTGTCAGTTACTACCTCGCCAGTCTTATTCAAAGAGGTCACAGTGACATCTTTAGACTGAGTATAAATATCTCGTGACGTCGGAATGTTCTCCTCTGAAAGTCTATTGACTTCGAGGTCCGGACAAGAAACGTAGACATTAATTGACACTGGGGAAGTAGCTGTGGGCTGAACCAGATTATTAAATGGTCGAACTTCAATAAAGCCATTGACGTCTTTATCATGCCAATTGCTAAAATCAGATATAGCTGGACCATCATCACCAAAGTTAGTCCAAGACCCAGGATGATTTTTGTAGGCTTCGCCCACTGCTGCCCAACTACGAGGGTAAGCCCAATCAATATCAAAAGTTATATCTTGGGCCTCCTGAATATCCAAAATGACCGAGTTCTGCTGATTCAGCTTAGAGTCGTGTGAACTAATCAACACGTGCTGAGCAAAATTCGGATCATAAGTGAAAATCAATTTTCCTCTGTGAAATTGGGAGCAATTAATTTCAAATCGGAACCGCACCCTACCTCTCCAAGATTGGAAAGGTGTTGCGGCAAATTCCATAGCCGTAGGCTGGTGAACCCGATTAAAAACACCTCCAAATAGCTCAGCAGTACCTGGCGTGTAGAGCATGGGAGTAACTAGAGACTTAAATATTGTATGATTTAGCTCTAAGTTGGTGTCCGCCCACTCCATAGTGCAGAGATAGGTTTCGCGAGCAGCTATTTCTTTTATAGCCATTTGGTCCGTCATCATGCCGCCAAGAGATTGATCAACACATAGCTCCTGCTTAGGATCTAGTGAAATCTTAAAAGTAGTCTCTTTACCGACGGTGCAAGCACCATTTTGAAACGGCACATTTTTAACGAACACTGGGTCCTCGAGGACGACCGGTCGAGACCAACCAAACATGGTGGCTACTTTACCGATGCCTCGAGCAACAGTTGATGTCGCCTTTGCAAAGTCACCAATGACTGGGACACTTGACAAAGCATCTCCAGCATTTGCAACAGCACTAGCAACATTGCTAATAGGACCAGGCTGTGCATATTCGTCATTAACTCCCCTCTTGATGTTATCGAGGACGCGTTGTCCAAGGGACGCGTGCGTCTTCCCAGTCGATTGGGGGGTTTCTGACTCATCGTCGGAGGAATCATCCGCCTCTTCCATACGTCTTTTACGACGACCGGATTTGGCCTCAGTAAAAATCTCCTTCGATTCTGCAGTAATGTTAACATCAGTTGAAGTAATAGAACTTAGCTCAATGTTAGACACCCACGCGTAGACAACTACAGGCACAAAGCCGTTTAGTGTTTCTTGCGTGTCCTTTATTACGTTTAATGTAACAAGGCGCAACTCGCCAGCTTCGAGAAAGTCATCGTAGCTAGTGGTGGGTGTAATGACTGAATTAAGACCGTCAAAGAGTCGAAACTTATTCTTATGACTTATGAATGGAATCTCGATCTCTGTCGGTTTATTCTCTTTATAGTCAAAATAACAGACGCCAGGCGCTTGGCTCAAGTAATTGTGATAAGAGTGCCTGACATATTCTACACCAGCAATTGAATTAACTAGGGCACTGTCGTACGTAGACAGATTGTCATTATACATAGCATACGGTTGATAGGAGGCCATAGCCTTACCGTAATTGTACGGTGACCCTGAAAACGCAATCTTCAAATGAAGAGTACCTTTGAAATATGCGTAGTTGTTGAGCTTAGCTCGAACTGAAGCATCTTTACTCCATAGGTCCCAAACATCCAAAGCGACATTGTAGGGAGTATTGGTGTACCACCTCTGGTGATATATAACGACAGGACGTTCGAAGAAATTGTTAAGCGCAAATTGAGTCGATGACCCAACGTCCGCCCTATGCAACGAAATACCCAAATCGTTTACCATCTCAGTTTCCTCACCCACGTAATCAGTAGCATTTTCATGGGTATCGGAATGGTTTGCTTTTCCACCGACTTTCATCTGTCCAACAGTGTCAGATTCTGTAAAGATTCTAGACTCGTGATGGTAGCAGAACTGATCAAAAGTTACGTCTCCTACTCCCTGACAACAGTTACAATCAAGTACCTGTGCAGGGGGTTCAGGGGAAATACTCCTATGACGCAGCTTGCTTACTCGCGATTTCTTGCCCTGTGCACCAAATGCAGAGCGAAGCGAGTGTGTAATGCTCGTCTTGCTCTCGGTGAATACGGCAGGAGACTGATAATGAGCCAATTGCTCACGTACTTCCAACGCCTTGTTACGGCGCCGGAGAACGATGTCGGTCTGAAGATATGCGTCTAATAGACTAAGAGCGGCTTTACGAGCTAAGTAGGCACGTTTGTGTCTAATATCGTACCCAAGATGGGGACGAGCAAGTAAATCTTCTAAGTCGAGCGCATCAACAACCGAATCCCCAGTCTTGAGAACATTCGGTTTGACTGGCGCTTTGCCCTGATGGGCAAGCTTAACGTAGCGCCGAAAAAGTTTGCGCATAACCAATTGATTAGGTAGTTTCCTTGCCTTCTCATCGGCTATAGCAGCCTCAACTTCCTGTAGAGGTGTTTTTCCTTTAAGGGTAGGAACTGCAGGGATAGTTGAAGGGGGTGCCTGGACCTCCGAAGAAATCTGGGCGTGCTCACCGCCAGCAGGGACGTGAGACTTACGATTATTTATTTGATTTAAAGTTAATGTATCCATGTTTAGTTTATTGGCCACCATAGGCCCGGTCTTACACGCAGGATTATAATGCAGTCGGCTTTCACCCCTGGAGTATAAGCGTACTATTTTCTTCCGCTACTCGTACGGGCTGCGTGAGTATAAAAATTGGATTAAAATGCTACTTACTATAGCAAAAACTCTTCCCCAAAACATGAGGTGCGGATCTCCTCAAAGGTAGGGAATAGTTTGATAACATCGTGTGAACTGAGGTCGTAAATCTCAGCGATGGTTTCCGCAAACAACCACCTCCTTCTGTCATATTCATCAGCAGGAAGGTGGAAGAAAAGCTCCCGAGCCGCAGACACGCAGCTGTCAATAAGTTGATCACGGGAGCTGACCGATCTAGAGGGAAGGTAATAACTAATTGCTTTCATTATAGAAGATAGCTCCAAAGGAGCTACCCACTGGCGAATATCCTCACGGTACACAAAAGACCTTTTAAGAAACGAGGTGTCTTTCCATTCAAGGAACGCACTCATCTCAAGCGTCTTCTGCGCATTTGTGAAATCCAACCCATATACCTCTTTACAAAACAACTGATAGTTGATGTTATTGAAATACTTCTGGGCTTTAGGCTTTACGCCAGCAAGCATGTCATCCCCGTAGACGACAGGCCGAACATAAGTAAAGAATTCCTCAGGTGTAAACTGAGTTGTTCTCGTCCGGTCAGAATACATATCGCCGAACTTGGTACACTCTTCTATCCACGCGTAAACTAATAAAATTAGCCCGCGTAGTGAGTTATCCTCGGCGGTGGC